AACTCTAATTCTTGCGCAGGAATTCTGATGCCATTGGGTGTTGACGCTTTGCCTTCATTCACCAACTGTTGAGATAAGTAATATCTAAATCGCTTTGATTGCTTTTGACTGTGAGACGGGGTGAGACGCAGTCCTTCACTATCAAACAAGATGCCAGTGAGTAAACTGTCTGAAGGGGCTTTGGGTCTTTGTTCTTGTGCTTGTTGGTTATCAATCCGTTTATTTTGCACCGCCTCCCATAACGCAGAATCAATAATCGCTGGGTGCTGCCCTTCATAGACTTTGTCAAAGTGACTGATTTTGCCAATATAGATAGGATTCGTCAGTATGCGTTGCAAATTACCCCGACTAAAAGGCACGCCGCCATATTCACGCCCTGAGGCATAGTTCCGCTGTGGTGCATAAATCCCCGCTTGATCTAATTCAATTTTAAGGGCTCTAATGCTTCTTAATACTAGGTAGCGTTCATACATATGCCGAATAAGCTTTGCATGATCCTCATCGATCGCTAAAGTACGTTCATGACCCACATAACCAATGGGTACTGTACCGCCCATCCACATTCCTTTTTGTTTAGACGCGGCAATCTTGTCTCTTATCCGCTCGCCTGTGACTTCGCGCTCAAATTGTGCAAAAGACAATAATACGTTCAGTGTTAACCGCCCCATGGAAGATGTCGTATTAAACTGCTGCGTCACCGATACAAATGAAATGCCTTTGGCATCAAACAATTCTACAATTTTCGCAAAGTCTGCCAAAGACCTCGTGAGCCTATCTACCTTATAGACCACCACTACATTCACTTTTTTCTGATCAATATCCATTAGGAGTTGCTTGAGGGCAGGGCGCTCTATGTTCCCACCAGAATACCCACCATCGTCATACAGCGTTGGAATTGCTTTCCAGCCTTCATGTTGCTGACTTAACACAAAGGCTTCACACGCTTCTCGCTGCGCATCTAGCGAATTAAACCCTTGCTCCAATCCTTCCTCTGATGATTTGCGTGTATAAATCGCGCACTTTAAGCTGACCTTACTCATGATTTCTTCACCCCAAAGAACACTGGCCCTGACCAAGTCGTTCCTGTGATGGCTCTCGCAATCGAGGACAGGCTCTTCCAGTGTTGCTCTTTATAAAGATAGCCTTCTTCTAAGACGGTGACTTGATGGGTCTCGCCTTGCCAAACTCTCACTAAGCGCGTACCAATGTTGGCACTATCGGTATTTGAGACCGATTCGCCAAGCAGTCGCCGACGCTCGGAGGCAGTCAAACCTCCATATTTCAGAACCTGCTGTTGCCAGGCAATGGCTTTATCTAGAAAGCTGGTATGACAGCCTGAGGGAGCAGGGCGACCAAAGGTCTTGTGCCATTCTTTAAGTAGGATTGGTTTACTTGGTACGGTATCACTTGAAACTTGCATATGGGTCTCCTTGTCTCAGCACTACATCTATTTGTAGCGGTGAGTCTAGTAACGCTCTAATACCTTGTTATATCAAGTAAACTAAATAACAATGATTAATCATATTTGCTAGGGTTCAGATGACTGAATATCACTTAGATTTTACAAGTAGCCCTGAGGAGAGTTGTGCACTTTTCTTCGCAGTTCTGGCATTTCCAGAGGATGACGAGCTTGAAACTAAAAGAATGAATCTACATGCTTCTCTATGTCATCTTTATTACCGAAGCCGCGCAGAAACAGATGAAACTTGGGCGATTACACCACAACTGATTAAACCTATTTATGCATTCCGAGAACCGAAGCAAATCGATCGCGATTTAAAACAATTAAAGCGGCGTTTAAGAGACAGAATGCAAGCCGCAAAAATAGCGATCGCCTTTTTACAGGAGGTTAAATTAGGCGTTGCATTTAAACTACCAAAGAATGTAAAGCGCATGTCGATTAAACAGTTATCAGAGATGTTGTTGGAAGAAACTGGCTACATGGAAATAGAAAATATTGAAAATCGTATTTGGCGCGCCAGTCTGCCTGTTATCCATTTGGCAGCTGCCACTGCGGTTGTGATGGATCAATTGAAAAAGTCAGGCCTGGAAAATCCTTCCATCGGACATTTCCTCACAAACCCTGATTTAGCCAAACTTGTGGTTGAGAAGTCGAATTTTTACGCAGATATGCTCACCAAAAGCACGAAGCTATCCATTAATCCAGCAGCCTTAATTAGGCTCTACCCGCATTAATACTAGCTTTGAACACCTTCAAAAAATAACTAGTTTTTTGACCTCAGTAAACTCATAACAAATCTCCACAATGACTGTAATGCACTGTTGCATTTACTTCATAGAAAGGTTTGTATGAAAAAGTTAAGTAACACATTCACCAGTTTATCCGCTCCTAAAACTATTCAGCGTTCCATCGCCGATTTAATCCCAGACCCTAACAATGCACGTGTGCATGAGCTGCGTCAGATCAACCTGCTGGCTAAGAGTATTCAGGCCTTTGGCTTCAATGTGCCAGTCTTAGTTGATGCTGACAACCATGTGTTGGCAGGTCATGGCCGATTACTTGCCTGTCATAAGTTAGGCATTCTGGAGGTGCCCACCATCTCTTTAGCGCATTTAACGCCAGTACAGGCTAAAGCCTTCATGCTAGCGGACAATCGCCTGACAGAAATTGCGAAATGGGATGAGCATTTACTTGCCACCCAACTCAAAGAACTCTCTATTGTGAATCTAGATTTTGATCTAGAAGCCACTGGGTTCACTATTGGTGAAATTGATCTACGTATCGAAGCTCTCGACCATGTCGAGGATGACCTTGCCGATGAATTGCCACCAGTTATAGAGGGGCCTGCCGTTACCCAATTGGGTGATCTCTGGCTGCTTGGCGAACATCGCCTTTATTGTGGCAATGCACAAGAGGCGCAATCCTTTGAGTTGCTTATGAACGCTCAGTCTGCAGGAATGGTAATCACAGACCCACCGTACAATGTGAAGGTGCAAGGCCATGTAGGGGGTAAAGGTAAGATCAAGCACCAAGAGTTCGCCATGGCCTCAGGCGAAATGTCATCAGTGGAATTTACGCAGTTTCTTAAAACCACCTTTGATCTTCTTGCAACCCATAGCCTTCGAGGCTCAGTCCATACCATCTTCATGGACTGGCGTCATTTGCCAGAGATTATTGAAGCTGGACAAGCTGTGTATAGCGCACTGCTCAATATGTGTGTCTGGGTGAAGAATCAAGCCGGCATGGGTAGCCTTTATCGCTCACAGCATGAATTAGCCCTCATCTACAAGAATGGCACCACTTCTCATCAAAACAACGTCCAACTAGGACGCTTTGGTCGTTACCGTACCAACGTTTGGAATTACGGCGGCATTCAAACCATGCGCCATGGTGAGGAGGGTGATCTACTCGCGATGCACCCGACCGTTAAACCGACACAGATGATTGCTGATGCAATTTTAGATTGCTCTAAACGCAATGACATCATCTTAGATCCGTTCTTAGGCAGTGGTACAACGCTCTTGGCTTGTGAACGTGTTGGTCGTCGCTGCTACGGCATGGAATTAGCCCCAAGCTACGTCGATACCGCCATCCGCCGCTGGCAAATGATGACGGGAGAAAAGGCTGTTCATGCCATTACCGGTCTGACCTTTACCGCGCAATCTCAATGCACACCATCTACAACCCTATTGGAGTGTTCACATGGCTAAATCAAACAAAGATACTCACAAAGCCCAAGCTGACTATGAAGTCGGCTATCAAAAACCACCCAAGACTACTCAGTTCGCCAAAGGCCATTCTGGTAATCCTAATGGACGCCCAAAAGGTATCAAGAACTGGGCGACGGTTTTGAATGCTGCGCTAGAAGAAACCGTGACCGTGAATATTAATGGTGCTTCTAAGCAAGTGAGCAAGTTAGAGGCAAGCACGATCCAACTTGCGAACAAGGCGACAAAAGGCGACCTTGCTTCTATTCGTATGTTGTATCAACTGATGCCAGGCATGGAGGCTTTGGTCAGCAAGAATGGCCTCTTAGCAATTAGCAATGAGCAAGACAAAAAAACGCTCAGTGTTCTCTTAACGCGTATCGGTCAGTCAGGCATAGAAGTGATTGGCGAAGCTAAATCGAATGATAACGAGGAAGGAAAATAATCATGAACAATCTACCGAATCATTTGCAACACAGCATTCATCTTAAACCCTATGAAATGGCGGCATTACTGCGACAAGATTTCAGCAGTTTTATTTGCTATACCTTTCATGAACTGAGCCCGCAAAATGAATACCTCCATAACTGGCATATTGATTTGATTGCCTCTAAATTAAAGGATGTCGCCGACGGTAAAATTAAGCGTCTTATTATTAACATCCAACCACGCAATCTTAAATCGATCTGCGCTTCAGTGGCCTTCCCAGCGTGGTTGCTGGGCCATTATCCGCATCAGAAAATCATCTGTGCAAGCTATGCCAG